TGTGACTATCCAATTCATTCTATTATTCATTATTATTCCCCCACTTTTTATAGTGTTGCGTTGACTTCTTTTCTATATAATTTTTCTGCTTGAGTTTTAGTGTAATATAAATATCTTCTCATACCTATTTCTCCATATATTACCCAATAACCCTCTCTATTTTTTTCGACTAACATTATTTCCTCTCTAATCTTCTATTAACACTTTGAGTTTCAAAATCTTCCATATCTTTAATACTGTAATTGTGTATCTCTAAATATTCTTTCATCAAGTTTACGCTTTGTAATCTATCTGTTCTGCAAGGAATATCATCTCCATTCGCATTACAGGATAAAGTCTTTCTAAGATTTGAACCTAAGTTAATTAATTTTTTTATTTCTTTATCTGTTAATATACTAGCCATTATATTCACTCTCATCTTCAAAAGATACAGTAGCATTTTCATCTACATCTTCTTCTATCTCATTTTCCACTTCTTCTAATTCTACTTTCTCTTTTTTAACAAGTTCATCTGTGGCTAAGTTTACTTGTCTAACAAGTTCTCTATTCCATGCTGAACCTTTTTTAATCATAGCCCCATTAGTTTTTAAACCAATATGTAACTTTAATTCTTTTAAGTTTGGCATACGCTTTACATCACTATCTCTTTCCCCAAGCAATCCCATTCCACTTATCTCTAATTGTTTCATTCTTCTGTGCCAATCATTTAGATTCTTTTCAGTAAGTTCATTAAAACCAAGAAATATTGTAGACCAAATAATTGCCCAAGTAATTGGGTTTAAATGTTCTTCTCCCTCGTCATTCTTTTCGTATAAAATTTCTTGTGGTAAATCCACATTTGTTATGTCCCAAGTTAAAGCCATAATTTTCTCCTCTGTTGTTTTTTTATCTACTCTAATACTAACATACGATTTTCGATTGTCAATACCCTATTGTTTTGGTACAGTTCTATATCCACTAACCATTAAGTTGTTTATACTTTTTTCTATCCTTATATGGAATAGTTATTGCCATACCATCCAAATCTCTTACTTCGTGTCCATCTACATTCATTAAATTATCTTCTACTCTATAATCGTGTTCTCCAAGCATATCTTGAATATATCTATCATTTTGTTGTTCTAACTTATATTCAGTATGAAAGTCGTTATCCATGCTCCTCGTACCTGTTTTAGTATGTTCTAAGATATCTCCTTTTATATGATATCTAGATTCTCCATCTTCATCTTTTTCCCAAGAATGAATAATTTTCTCTCCTGTACTATCATCAACATAGATTACCCAATCTCCAATTTCTATGTATCCACTTTTAATACTTCTTACATCAACTAGCATTTTTCTTTTCCTCTTGCTTTTTTAAATATCCTTTTTTAATCAGTTCTTTCATAACCTCATCTTCTTCCGAACTACCTAAACCTATAACTTCAACATGACTATCAAACCAATCTGCATTTTCTTTATTTTTGTCTGTCATTCTAACCTCACAAAATTTTTGTTTTATTTCTTTCTTGTAATATATTTTTTGCAATCTTAAGTCTAATAGGATTTAATTTAAGAAATTCTGAACTAACTTCTTCTTCATCTAATCCAAGATGAGTTTCTAAATATTCACTTAGAAATTTAGTTGACTTATTCTTTAAATAATCGTAGACATCTTTTTTAAATACTGTGCTATCCATTAATCTTTTTCCCCCTGTATCAAACCCTCGTCAATTAAATACTCAGCAGTTCTACCATACCGACCTTGTAATTTCCAAGCGTGTCCTGTATCTACTAAAAATTGCCAAGCTTCTGTTAACTCATCTTCTGTTGCATTATCTGTATCCCATTCAATAACCTTTATTGCTTCTAATAAATTCATGTTACTCCTTGTCTTTATTTATCTTCATTACCCTTATTATATACATAAGAATAATAATGTCAATACCCTAGCCATAAAAACTATTATCATATTGAGTTACCCATTTACCATCTTCTTTAATTTGAATATGTGGGCAACCCTCATCAGCCATCCATTTGTAAGTGATTGTATCTAAACATAAATCACATACTTTTCCACCACCACTTAAACAACTAAATTCCTCNATTGGAAATGTTTTTTGCATAGGATAGATTATTCCAATATGCCCAACAGTTTCTAAGTTCCATTCACTATCATCAGGTTCATCATTATCATAATCATCAGATACTAATCTCCATTGAATAAATGGTTCACTCGGATTACTAGAACATTTGGTACAAGCTTGCCAACCAACTCTATTAAATTCTTCTCCCATATAATCAGGAAGTTCTGAACCATTATCTGTAATTTCATAATTGTTATGAGCAACAGTTAAATCATAATCAGATTTTACCCAATCCATTAATTGATGTCCCTCGTTGTGCCAAGTTGTTGTATTTCTATTTGCTTTATTAAATCCCATTGTTTTATTTTCTGTAATTTATCTTTCTATCTCTATATTACTATGAACTTTCTGATTGTCAATACCCTCTACATAATTTATCCATAAGTTCTCCATTCTTCCCACTTTTCCATAATCTGTTCATCAGTTGAATTATCTATACAAAATGTCCAACCATCTATTTCTATATAAACACACTTCTCACTTCTTATATCTATTTTCATAATTCCTCAAACTTAAATGGATTTCTATTATTTTCTAATCTTCTCTTATCATTATGCATATAGAATTTCTGTAAAACTATTTCTAATTCATTATCATCATGTTGTTCCCATCTTTCTCTAAATATATCCTCTACTGAATTACCATCAGACTGATATCCTATTTCAACATATTCATCTTGTTGTTTATCTAATATATATCTTTTGAGTTCATCTATATCTGTATTGTTAAACCAATACTCATCACTTGCATATAAAAAATCAAGCATACTATTACCATCATTTTCATCAGTAAATTCTTTAATTAATTCATCTCTATTTTCATTCAGGTTTGGTGTCATTAGACTTCTCCATTTCTAAGAATAACTTTTCTCCNCCACATTCTTTACAAACATAAACACAATCAAATCTATCTTGTATCTTCTTTTTCTTATCAAACTTAAAGTTTATCTTTCTGATACATTGTGTTTTAATATGGAAAATCTGTTTAGCTTTATGTTGGCTATTCTTCTTATTCCCACACTTTGTGCAAATACTACTATTCTTCGTTATCGTTTTCATATTCTTTTTTCGCCTTATTATAATTTTCTTCTCTTTTAAATTTTGTAGAAACTTCCCATAAAGTTTGTACAGACTTTACATTATTTTTAAAGTCTTTAAATCGTTTTTTACTATCTCGTTTCATATCTCTTTTTTCCCACTTCTCCATTATCCTATCCTAGAATACATCAGCGTATTCATATCCCTCTCCAACATACATTCCTGAAAATATAAGTTTAGGAAACATATCTCTAAGTTTATCTATGATTGGTTCAGGTGGACTCCAAGCAGTATTAAAATTAAATGAACAACTCTCAGTATCAATATCATTTAAAATAATCTCACCTATATCCCATTTAGTTCCCCAATTATTATTTCTCCAAGTATACCAATTATCTGAACCAAATAATGACTTTAATCTATCAGAGATTTCTTGAGTGATACCATTTTGAAACATTAATTCTCTTTCTTCTTTTGATATCTTATCCTTGTTAAATAAATCCCATACATCTTTTTTGCCATGTTTCTTGTAAAGTTCTTGTAGCTTATCGTAATCTTCCTCAGATATTATTCGGACAGGAGATGTAGTTTCCTCAAGTACTCTAGGCATTTCAATTATATTATTAAAGTTAAAGTTCTTTTCAAACTTCTCTGTTCCACCAAAGAACTCATAGAACTTATTCATTTCATCTTCTTCTCCAAAAACCTCTACTGTATTTTCACACCAATTAGGCATTTCTTCTCCTTGTAATAGTTATTATCACTTTTATCTTATACTATTGATTTTAAATGTCAAGCAGTTAATTCTAATGAATATTCTTCTGCCAAACCTTGTAGGTCAATATTTCCCCAACCCTCTAAACCTTGAACAACAATATCAAACAAATCCATACTATGTTCATCTATTAGGATTTGTGCTAATTCATCTATCAATTCATATTTATCCATATTTCTCCTTTATTTGTAACTATCTTATATTGATAGTTCTCGACTGTCAGTTATATATTTTACTGTTATGGTAGTCTTGTCTATATCTACTAATGGTATTTCTCCACTTAGGATTTTATCCTCAACAGTTTTCTTATCATCTACTGTTTCAAGTAGTAAATGATACTCATTTTCTTCTTTAACAATAATTTGTAATGTATGTTTTTTCATTATAGATACCCCTTAAAAATACTGCATATGAGCCTTTTAAAGCCCTTTACAGACAGTTTAGAGCCTGTAATGGTGTCAAAGTACATCTGCTTTAGAAAAAGCATTTGAAAAGACTGTCATTCCATTTTCACTTACTTCATCAAAGTAATCATTCATTTCTAGTTCTTGAACTTTATCCAAGATGTAATACCAATCTTCTTTAGTATAAGTTGTAATGACAACTTCATATATATTTTCATGTTCCATTATATTATGCCTATAAGAGAGGATGTTTATCATGCTACTACTTCCTCTTTTTCTTTTACTAAGACTTTAGAGAACTCAGTAGTTCTCATAATCTGACTTAGGTATTTCTTAGGGATAACAACTTTTGCTACGTTGTTATCAATTACAGTTCTACTCACATCTTGTTTAGAGATTTTGATTTCTTCATCTTCAAAACTTTTAATGTTAAGAGTATCCAACATTTCAATAATTTGGCTAGATACTTGTTTAATAACTTTTTCTAACTCAGATTTTATTCCTCTGAATTCTGCTAGTTCACTACCCAAGTTTACTAACCTAATTTCTATTTCATTACTTAATGTTTCTATATTTTTGTTTTGCATTTTTCTCCTTGTTTTATTGCTTAACTTACTATTAGCTTACCATATAATTTAAAGATGTCAATACCCATTATAAATTACATCTCAAATAATATATCTTCATCAAGTGTATAATCCTTTGGTCTAAACTCTACCAACATCTTAGCTTCATCTTGAAAATTAGATAGACTAGAAATTTCATTTTCCTCTACTCTAAATCTTATTAAAGCAAAGTTATCCAATTCATCACTATCTGAAATAAGTATCCAATCTTCTAAATTAATATCCAAGAAATCTGTAATTGGATTATTATTTTTTAAATCATACTCACTTTGTGGCAAAGTTAATGCAAACCCAATATCTGTTTCAGAATTAAGTTTCCCCAATTCTCCCATCAATTCTCTTACTTTCATAATATTATCTCCATAATTTTTTTAACTGTTTCTGTTATTGTCCATAAGAACATGATAAGAAATAGCATATATATAAAGAAGAAAAAATCTCCTCTCATTCTCTACCTCTCAAAATGGTGTATGGTTTTCATATTCTTCATACATGCCATCAATAACTTGTTGTTCTTTCTGTTCATTGTATTCATATTCTACTTCATCATAAGTCATATTGTCAAATCCTTGCACTCCATGTTTATGTAGCATCTCTAATTCTTCTACTAAACTCTCTCTAGTTTTATCAGGATTATTCCAATCCTCTTTGTATATATCTATAGTTTCGTCTACCATTGATTCTTTGGATTCAATCATCTTTTCTATTTCGTCATTAATATGATTATGTATATCTTCTGTTTGCCACTTTTCTATTACTTGTATTACTGTTACTTTATCGTCAACTTTATTTGTTTTATACTCAAAATCAGTATTACCACTAACTGCAACAATTTCCCCATTAACTATTAACAGATAGTCATCTATTTCGTAGGTGTGTATTTCGTTATTCATATCTTCTCCATTCTTTGGATAAGCCATTAATCNATCTCCTCTGTTAATTCTTCATGTAATGTTGCATTTTCATAATCTTCATCTTCAAGCAGTAAGTTTCCATCAGGACAATCATGCCATTCATCTGCTATATCAATTCCACCATTCTCAAGTATATACCTTGCTTGTTCTTCACTCTCTGCTACTATCCGATATTCATAAGCACAGGGAACTATAAAAGTATATTCATATTCTTTAGTATCTCCATATTCATCTTTACTCATACGTTCATATTTAGACATATTCTATCCTCTCTCATAAGGTATTTGTGCCATACCGAGCAACTTGTATATATCGTTAAGTGTTTCTTGCCCACTACTACTCATTCTATCAAATTCCCAACCTAAGTCATCTACTAATCTCATAAGGTCATCTAACTCTACATCATTCATGCGTTCTCCTTTCTCATACTTTGTGCATTCATGCATAAAACAATAATTTCTTCTAGTATTGATTCGTATATACTTTGCATATAATCACTACCTAAATCTTTTAAGTCTGCAATTAGTTCTTCTAAGTTCTTTGTAGTTTCTTCATAAGTCATGCGTTCTCCTCGTCAAAGAACTCGCCACTTGATTCTACTTCGCCATTATCTCCATATACTGTGCCTGAAAACCTAGTGGTAACTTTTAATCCATTAAAATTTTTGTGGTCTATATCGTAACCCTCATCTTTTAGGACAGTGTATACTTCTCCTGTAATGTCGTGTTCTATGTCCACATCAACATGGCATAAGCCACACTCTGAGTAATAAACTCTGTCTACAACATCTTGTGGTAGTTTCTTGTTTGACTCAAGCGTAAAAGTTCTTGTGTCTTGTGAATATTCTTCTACTTCGTATTCGTATTCACTCATGCGTTCTCCTTTTATTGTTTATTGTTTATTGTTTATTTATGGTTTAAAGATAGTCTGTATCTTGTAATTTGTCAATTCCATTCCCCTTTATCCAAGTGAAAGGATTTTTTAATATTCAGGACTACAGCCACAACAATCATATTCATGAAAACATCTTCCATCAGGATTTGTTACATATCCATCTTCATCAGGTAAATGGTCATAAGTATTGTGTGCTTCTCTAAAACCTTCAGAAGCTGATGGATAATCCTTTAAAGCTTGTTTCAAGCCTTTTTCTGTTGGTTCATACATAGCTTTAAAAGTCTTGCAATCTTGACCCTCTAAAACTGAACCTTTTTTCCATACTCCCCATTCGTAAACCACATAATTAGTAGGTTCTGGATTGTTACCAAAAACTCCATATTGTAATTCAACAGTATAATCTTTCATTATTTCTCCTTGTCTAAGTCATCATAAGTTATACAATCATCACACATAGGAAAACTATCCCCATAGTATGTGAATGGAACATCATCAGGTATTTGTTCGTTGCAAAAATTACATTCACTCATGCGTTCTCCTTGAAGTAACTACTAGTTGTAACTTCTGTTATTACTCCACATTCTTTTGCTATCATGAAAACAATATGATTAGGCAAAGCCTGAAGCCCCTTGTATACATGCTCCCATTTTTTAGATTCAGAATTCCACTCTTCAAGTTCATATAATGCGTTGGTAATATCTGTAATTAATCCACTCATTCTTGCTCCTTATTATGATTGTTTTCTTTTGTATCAATTTCAATATCAATATCTGATACAGTTTCTAAAATTGTATTTTCTTTAGTTTCTGTATCAGTTGACCATGTGTCATCAGCATTTTTTGTGCATCTGTAAATGTTGGCTTGTATGTTATTATCTTCATCAGCATACAAGTTCAAATCATATTGAACACCATCAATTTCAAAGCCATGCCAATCGTCAACGCTTATAGTTGTAAAAATTTCTTGTTTCATTCTTGCTCCTTGCTTGTTGGTCTGTATTAAACAAATTACAACTATCGCATTTTTCAATATGTTTTCTTTGGTAGTCTTTTATAATTGAGTTACTCCAATCAACAGTTAAATAGCCTAACCCATTACACATATTACATTTACTCATATTTATTCTCCTCTACAAAATGTTCCATTATCATTCCCTCTACAGTATCATAGATAGGGTCGAATAAAGTTTGCCCCCACTTTGTATATTGAGTACCATCTCCATTAGGATTATCTTCAATGATGTGGTCATCTTCAATACAAGCATATACAAGTTGTGGGTGTATATATTCTGTTAATATATAATGTGCTATATCACAAGCTAATCCAATTCTTGTATCATCACTTATAATTTCTTTACCCATTTTTCTCCTGTTATAAAATTCATTACTTTTATTTTAACATAAAAAAAGAGAGTGTCAACCCTTTCGATTGACACCCCCCCATTAGAGAGTATATATAGCATGGTCATTATCTACCACCTATAAATCTTTTAATATCTTTATTTATCATATTTGATTTCTGTAATTCTTTTCTTGTTGCTCTTGCTTGATTATAAATATCTAGTGTTACCCTCAAAATTTTGTAATTAACATAAGTTAATAAGAATGTTGTGAATGTAACAATGATAGATGTCCAAGCAATAACTATAAGATTGATGTTATTTGTATCCATCTTCTTAATTCTTCTCCTCTGTTAGAAAATCATTTTTCTCTAAAGTATATGTCCATTGATGTTGGTCATAATGTTCTGTTGGAGAAAGTTGGTTCAAAGTTCTTAACCAATATCTAATATCTTTTTGCTTCTTAAGTTCTTGAGAATAACTATTCTCTAAGAGTAAAGAAAGAACTTTTCTTTTAAGTGATACTCCTATTAGTTCCCCATCTATTTTGATATAGCTTTGTGCTACTTCCCTTAAAGCAAGTAAATCACTTTCATCTACTTCCACTAATGCTTCTTTTCCACCATTTCTATTGTCGGTAGTAAATAAAACTGCTCTACCAACTTTTTGTATTAAATCAACTGAAACAGGAATTGTCGCTGAACCTGACATATTCCTTAATGTTGTTAACCCTTGCATTTCTCTACCATCAATAATGACTGTAAAACAATCATCTAAAAATAAACATTCTTTTCTTGTCAAAGAGATTATTTTAGTTGCCCCATTTGTAAGAAAACTATCTCTATATTTATTTTGTGGGAGATTATCATCTTCAGGGTGGTTTCGTCTAGTATTTTCTTCCATAGTTTATACCCCCTATCATATACTATTATACTCTATTTCTTAATCTTTTCATCTAATTCATGTAGTTTAACTTGAATTAATGCTATTTCTTTTAAAATNACTTCCATTTTATCATCTGCATCTTCTTGCAGTTCTCTAATTTGGTCTGCAATCTGAATCATATATTCCATTAAATTACTCATCTTTATCCTCTTGTTGTTCATTCCATAACCACATACCAAAGTCATATCCTCTTTTATAAAAATGGCTAAACAGAAACTCATCTAGTTTCTTCTCATCTCTACGACCATGAATCAAAGCATCAGTTATACCATCACGATAGAACTGATACTGCTTTGTTGATGTAGGTTCTAACCATTGTCCAAATATCTTCTTAATCATTAAAACCACCAATCATCTAAACTTTCTGTACATACTTTCCACCAATCTCCTGTTCTACTTAAGATTGTTAATATAGAAATTTCTGCTTGAATAGGTGTAGTGTGAAATCCAATTTGTCCATCTACTCCTTGTACCATATCAAACTCTATATTAATATAATTCTCATTTTTGTTTTCAAGTACTTCATTAAAAAGTTCTTCATCATCTGTTTCAATTTCTTCTCCAAAGTATTCAACTTCATTTATTCTATCTAGTTTGTGCCAATTTTTAGGGTGTCCATTAAACTTTTCTCTATTGTCATAGTCATTTACCCACATTTTAAAGTATTCAACAAAAGTATTTATATCTCCCTTTGCTCTATCTGATAATTCAAATCTTGAATAACCATCATCTGAACCTACAACTTGTATAAAATATTCAGGTCTATGTAATAGAAACTGTTTTACTGTTGTAGTTTCATTTACATTATATTTATAAACACCTACATTATCCCATGTTCTATATTTATTAGTCATCTTTCTCCTCTTTTATATTGTCTTTAAACAATGAATACATTGTATATGCTACATCATTTTTCTCATCTTTACTCAACTCATTTACCTTTCATCATACTAACACCACACACCCATCTGCTACACTAACTATAAAACCTAAAAACATTATCCAAAGTAATGCTGATACAGGACTTTCAAAACTCATATATTATTTCTCCTCTTTCACTCAATTTCTTATTCTTTAATTTTATCACACTACAATCCAAAGTCAAGCCCAATGATATTGAATGTCTGCATAAATCTCCTATACTGTAATTTGTTTCTTATTAAATTTTAGCATATATTTTAGCATTGTCAAGTCAATAAAAATTTCCCCTACCCAAGTTTATTTGAGTAGGGGAAGTGAAATGGTGTTTACTTATATGGATTTTTACCCATTAATATTTTAAGTGAACGCTTTAGTTTCCAAGTAATTTCTTTTAACATATTTGTTGAGATTTCCCAAAGAATTACTAATATGTTCTTGGTTTCCAAATTTCCTCCTTGATTAGTTTATAAAAAATCTAATCTATACAACCACACTCACCTCCACAACATTTGTTTCCTTGTTATTTTTCTTCATCACATTCGTATTTACATAGTCCTTCTTCTTCACAGATACATTCATCTAAATCACATTCTTCATCTTGGCAACAATTTTCTAGATTACAACATTCAGTCTGAGTCATTTTTATTCTCCTTTCCTAGTGGTTTCCCATCTAGAATATCAAGGTTGGTTTCCTTGTTCTCCCTTTCCTTGATATTTTTTTGAATATCATATTTAGTTATCTGATGAGGGTGAGTTCCCCATTTCCTTGATTTTTTAATAAGTGCCATATTTTGTGTCCTTTGTTTCCTTGCTACGTCTTCCATAGCTTCCTTGTCCTATACCTATGTTTTGTTTCCCAGTAGTTCTTGGTTTCTTTTTGTTTCCTTGAATTTCATAGATAATAGCTTCATCATTTTTTTCAAGAGCTTGAGCTTTTTTCTGTTGATGTTCGGCTATCTTCTTACCCGCATAAGCCCCAGCAACTTCCCCAGCAATTTTTTTAGTAGCTGGTTTTGCTATTATTCTTCCTAGTAAAGGTAAGATTTTCTCTATGTCTGGGTTTCTCAAACTATCTACTTCTTCTTCCTTATGAAGAAAAAGTCTTTTTAAAATTTGATAATACGAGTTGTTCATTTCCTCGTTTCCCTTACTTTTTATCTTTAAGCTTTAATTTTTCAGTGTCTTCTCTAGTTTTGTTAGATGATAGAAGTGCTCCCACTCCTGCTCCAGCAAGTGCTGGAAGTATCCATTTTTCTAAATCCTTATCACTCATTCCTTTAATATCTTCAGCGATCTTGTTCCGCTTTTCCCTTCCTTCGCTTCCTTCTGAAAAATCGTCATAACCTTCTTTTTTAGCTTGAGCAGTAGCAATAGCAAACGCATCGGTTTCCTTGCCCTCCTTTTCCATCCAATTTAAGAAACTCTTTGTTACTGGAAGGACTGCTTTAGGAGGTGTTAGAGCTTCCTCATAATGATTTGCTCCAGCTTCCTCACCTGCTTCATTAACAACCCAAGGAACGTACTTTGGGTTTTCCATTATTGGAGTGTACCTTGCAAATTCCGCTTCCAATTCCTTTGGAAATCCTTGTTCGTCTAACAGATTATGGTGGACTCTTTCTCTACCATGATAGTTTTCTAGGGTAGCAAACATCTTATTTCCTACTAATGGATCACTACTCTCTTTTGAAACCCAATTAAAGAAAGTCTGAGTAAAGTCTATGTTTCCATTTGATTTTAATATCATAGTAATATCCTCTCTTGATTTTGAAGTTGATTTATTTAAACAACTACCATCTGCACAAGAACCTTGTGCTGGGTTGTCTGACTTGAGTAGATCAAAAGAAGCTCCTTGATTCACTCCTTTCTCACATACAGTTACTTCTGCAAGTTCCAAGTCATCTACTTGCATATAAGATTCTAAGCCTTTGTTCATATTCTGCATTTTAGTTGCTGAACCAGCAATAGAATATGACTTTAGCTTTCCTTCATTTATTTGTTCTTTAACTCTATCTGAGATTTTTGTATCATTTCTCATTTCAGTTATAAAGAACAAACCTTTATCGTTAACACCACTTTTAAATATTTGTCCAGCTTTGTTAATATAAGCTGGTAAAGCCCAACCTACTTGTACATCTGAATGTAAAACCATAGCATTCCTAGTTCTAAAGCTTTTCATATAATTATCGAAAGCTTTTTCTAAGGCAACTGTAGTGATAAGATGTCCTTCTCTATCTACTAATTCAACAGACGCTGGACCTCCTAATACTACTGGTTCGGTGTTTTCCTTTTCAAATTTTATTGCTTCCTTTTTAAATGTTTCATCATTAGGATAAGCTCTATACAGAGTCATAATCTCAGCTGGGGATGCAATTCCTGCTTTATATAATCTTTTAAATTCATCTAAAGCTTTAGAAATTTGCTTGAGTGTTACCTTTCCTCCTTCAGTTTTTTCTAATAAAGCTAATGAAGCATTGTCAGATACACTTTGATACATATCCCTATTAGTTGTAGCAATTTGTTCTGCAGTCATTGTCATGACAGTTTTCTCCTTATCCTACTGGAAATGATGTTCCCCAAATTACACCTTCATAGCCTGTGCTTGAACTACTGCCATAAACAGAGACATTCTTTCTGAAGTCTAATGGGTGATTACTTGAGAACCAATTATGTTCTGTAGTATCGTTACCACTTAATTTAATTGCTGCTGTACTTGCTTCTGCAGTACAATCAAATGCTACATATAATACATTAGAAGCATGAGTGTTTCTAATACTAATTCCTCTAATTACTCCTATAGGTGAAATATGTCTTGATCTTGATAGGTTTGCAGTGCCTTCCCATTCATATCCATTTCCACCTGCTAGGCTTCCATCTATATAATCAACAACAGTTGAATCTTTTCTAACATCCCACATCAAAGAATCCCAGTACATATTAATATCATGGTCAGTATTTGCACAGTATTTTACTCTATAGGTTGCTGGGGTTTGGCTTGACGGAATATTGTATGCTACACTTACTCTTTGGTAAGATGTACTTAAACTAACTGCAGTTCCAGTAACTAGAGCAATTCCATCAGAATCTGTGATTTGCACTACTGCATCACCTTCAGCAGTTGCTCCTCTTACCATTCCTGAAGCTACTATCCATCTATCTGTATTTTGATTTAAATCGGCTCCTCCACCAGCAATAGAAGTTGTAGTAACATAAAATCCTTCTTTGGCTGCAGAGCCAGTAGGGTTAACTGTAAGTTCTGCTGAACCTAAGTGAGGGTTTGAAGTAGTTCTTGATATAGCTGAACCATCTGCTGTAAATTCGGAGATGGTTGTGTGTTCAATTGAGGGGTTTAAAATTTGGTTTATTCCGGGACTACCTGTAGTAGCCTTTTCCCAACTTGCGGTAGTTCCTGCAGCACCACCTTGATCTAATTCATAGTATGGACCTGCATATATATTGATTAAATCAACAGCACTTGTTCCTACAGTACCACTAAAAGGTACATATCTATCATAGGGAGCTACGGAAGTTCTAGTACTAGGATCAGTATTCCATTCTTTCCATTCCCATGATTTATCATAACTATTTGTAAAGCCTGCCATTTAAGTCTCCTTTAAATCTATCCTAATTTATCAGTATATCTACGAAGCTGCTCAGAAAGTTGCTCTAAGACAGCTTTAATATCGTAGATTTATTTATTTTCTTCTAAGTAGCCACCTCGATTAAAAGATGGCTACTTAATTAATTATTTATTACGCTGGGTAACCGTAAAGTACTATTTTGAATTTACCTGCTGTATAAGTATCGTTAACATTATCAGTATTACCAGTTGACAAGTACAAGTACTGGTCAGCAGCTG